ATACTCGGCTGACTTGGAGCGGCAGTGGTGCCAGTGATAATAGACCCTGTGGTCGGAATAGATTCAGTGAGAAGAATGTGTTCCACATTCAATGGATTCGTGGAGCCAGTTCCTTCGAATGCCACAAGAAGTGCGCCCCACGAGCGACTTCCCATAATCTGGAAGGAATTAGCTGTACCAGTCAGCTGCGCAACTGTACCAGCTGAATTAGCACTTTGATAACGCCAAGCGGTTTCATCAGTGAATTTGTTAATAATAGTGAGTGGACTCTGCGTCAAAGACGCAAGGGTCACACGTCGATAAAATTGACAACCAGACATCGCCGATGGCGTTGTTGGCCACGTCCACGTGGTTTCACCCAGATTAGACTGGAAATCAATAGCAACATGCACGAAACCTGTAGCAGTTGTAGGAGCAACTGACGAAGAGATACGAACTGCATGTGCAACAGGACGATCTAATTCATACGAAGCTACATAATTAGTACGTTTACCACGGTTGAATGAACCCGCAAATGCAGCTGGCCAGGACCACTGTACTGGGTTCAATTCAGTCGCTTCAACGCCTGCAACTGTATACTGAGGCAAAAACGCGTAACATTTGGCATTAGACGTCGTAACGAGAGTTAATGCCTGAGTTTCAGTATCAACAAGAGAAACAGAAGGGAGAGTAGAAGAATCGGGGATCTTCGCCCCAAAGCATTTCGTATCAAATGGATCAGCCTGCGCCAGAATGAACTTCTGAGCAGACGAAATCTCTCCGGGGCAATGGCATTCGCCAGCCGATCCCTGAGTGGTACGACGGGCCCGCGGGGGACGCGTATACGCGCGCCGGCGGACAGGTCCTCGAGCACGCGCTCGAAAACGCGGGCGATACATACTACGGCTTGCAAAAGCAATGCTACCGCGACGCTGGGGACGACGGCGTCCATACGAAGCTCGACGGGTATAATACGCCATTGTTGTACAAGAACGCAAATTGAAGAATGAACACTATTTACAAATAAAAGGGAAAAGCATACGGGACTGCACATATTACACGGGGAGTAAGTGTGCAAAAAGTCCGCGTACGCAAGCTACTTAGGTAATACTAGACTAAGTAGCTTGCTATGTTTGCACAAAAAAAATATTTGTGCGTGTGCTTTTTGATCATCTCTATAGGGGACTATTAGGATCAACCAATCAAATCGTTCGATTTTAATTTGGGTTGAAGCTGGTGAACTAGAGACCTTCACTCGTGGTGTTTGGCCGGAGGCTCTTGGCATTTGAAACTGGCTCGCAAGCTCGCGACCAACCTACGCTTCGCTCCGGTGGCCAGTTTCAAAGGCCGCTTTTTCTTTCGATAGATCATAGGAGTCGTCGGTTGTGTTGGGGAGGTCATTTCCGAATTTGCATTCTCCATGCCAAGTCCTCCTAAAGATACACGATCAAGACGCTATGTTTTTACATGGAACAACTACCCGGCTGAAGCCGAAGCACTTCTCAAGGCACTCTTCATTCGACGAAACGGACTCTACCTCATCTGTGGACGAGAAGTTGGAGATTCCGGTACTCCTCATCTGCAAGGATACATCCACTTCGAGTCTACAACATCTTTTAAGACCCTTAAACGTGAACTGCCCTCCTGCCACATTGAACAGGCAAAGGGCAACACTACAGAGAACAAGAACTACTGTTCCAAGGACGGGGACTTTTTCGAATTGGGTGAAGCGCCTCTGGACAAAGGTGTTGCTACGAAGGAACTCTGGAAGAAACTCTTAGCTGCCGCTAAAGAAGGAAACTGGCAATGGATTCAAGAACAACATCCAAGGCTGTGGATTCTCCACAACACCAAGTTTATGTCACTACGTGAACCAAAATCTTTGGTAATGAATGATATTCAAAACGAGTGGTGGTATGGTGCTACTGGAACCGGCAAGTCCCGACTCGCCTGGGAGAAATACGGATCTATCTGTTTCCAGAAGATGCTGAACAAATGGTGGGATGGTTACGACATGGAACCTGTCGTCATTATTGAAGAATGGTCGCCGAAGAACGATGTGACTTCATCGGCTTTGAAGATTTGGGCTGACCGATATCCGTTCACCGCTCAAATCAAGGGTGGTGTGTTACAAAAGATAAGACCACAGAAAATCATCGTGATTTCCAACTACCGTCTCAGCGACTGTTTCGGGGATTCTCGTGATCTCGAACCGATCGCTCGGAGATTCGTTGAGATCGAATTCCCAACGAGCGCGCTACAAGCGACTGCAAGAGCAGACCAGCTGCTTCAAGAACTCAAAGACAAGGAACAGGCCGAACCTGTTGCGAGCCCGGTGGCGGAACAAGAGACTGTTCTGGATCCGGAACTCAGTGGGATCGCGGATCTACTGGCGGAAGCGAGTACTCCACTATTCTCGCCACATGAGTGGACGAACTATGCAACCCATGAAGACTTCAACCGATTGCTGGAACTGCGGGAATGGAATGTTTAAATGTCATGATGGAGACTAGTATTCAACTTGGCAAATTGAATAATGACGTCTCCGTTGGCTACCGGTCTACATAAAATTAATATACATACCGTTCTATTCGTCGTTCTCTGTTGTTCGTTACTACGCTACGCTTCGTCTCACCAGGGACTCCGTCTGGAACTCCTACTGGTCACTATATTCTATATAATTCTTCTTCGATCCGCTACGCCGACCTCCGATCCTCATTATTCATTTTTCCAAGTTGAAGCCAAGTCATCATGCAAGACACTAACAACGATTCGATTCGCGTCAACTCCATCACCTCGGGTGCGGCTTCAAACAAGTTGCAGACAGTTCTGCTCACTCATTGGGCGAAAATGGCGCGAGATACTCAGCGTGTCCTCAAGCAAGTCCGCGACTCCAACGAACGTCTCCGCTACCAGAACCAGCGTCTGTTCATCGCCAACGACAGTCTGCGCAACGAGATCGGCGACTGTCACCTTGAACTTTGGCGTGCTGAAGACTACGGGACTGCTTTGAGCAATCTTGTGCTGCGCATGTTGGCGGAGAATGAAGATCTCGCCGAAAAATACTCCGACGATCATATGGCGATCATCACGGATACCCGCGAAATCATCGACCTGACGACGGAAGAAGAACTCGACGTTGAACTATAGGTTTACTTTAGTAACAGAACCACTTAGATTAAGAAATGAACTAAGTCTGGTCAGACAAATCTATTAAACTGACAATGAACTCTACATCTACTCTATACATTCTACATTTCATCACGAGCGGCCATGCGTGCCTCATACACGGCATTGGCTCTAGCGATCCTCTGGCGCTCTGCTGTGGTGGCCACATTATCAGACTGCATGCTAATATCCACACGTTCGCGTGGACCAGCATGTAACTCTGTACCATCCACTAACACACCGACTTCTCTCACGGAGGCGCGCGAGATGGGGCGCGACGACGGCGGTTGTCGGGGAGCTACATAAATGCAAGACGATTAGGGTCAGCGTTAACACCTGAAATACCACGCCCAATGGCTTGGACACCTAGAGTTGCAGCTGTCATTGCAGCTGCGTATCCAGCCTGTTGGGCCATAGGGAGGAGTGCTTCAGACATTACCACATCACCTGCTGCTGCGACACCGGCTGCTGCGGCGTTCAGGGCTTGGTTAATATAACTTGGCTGTTGATCTTCTGTGTGAGCAAAGTCAACAGTCGCAGACATATGTCCAGCACCTGCCAAAATACTCGGCTGACTTGGAGCGGCAGTGGTGCCAGTGATAATAGACCCTGTGGTCGGAATAGATTCAGTGAGAAGAATGTGTTCCACATTCAATGGATTCGTGGAGCCAGTTCCTTCGAATG